ACCCTGTAATTCGTTCACCATTCTGAATGGGAAACCCGAAAGCATTGCTGCTCTTTCTTCATCCGTCTTGGACGGGAAGAGATATTTCAGTGCTTCTATACTATCAACCCCCAATTCTTGAAGGTTTCTAACAACAATTGAATTATTTAATGTGTCTTGAGTTGAGTCCTCATAAACTGGCCCCATCCATCTCCATTGGATTGTGACATCTCCATCAGGAATTAATCCAATCACACCTGGAGGAATTTGCTCAGTTTGCAAACAAGCCATCATCAAATTCTTAACTTGTTGTTCAAACATTGATTGAGCTTGTTCATAAGCATAATTATCTTCTTCACTAGCACCATCAGGTAAATCCATTGGTTTTTCTAGTCCAGCTGCAGCCGCAAGTGTTTCTTTAAATAGTTTTTCTTCTTGGAAAATAATTAATTCTAAACAACGACAAAGTCCATAATCATAGATAGCTTTTGCTTTCTTTTTAGATGTTGCTGCAACTCGTCCAAATAATGATTTGTACTCTGTAGCTGTTACTCCAGCAGAGATAGATAGTTCATCTACACCACCTAAAGCAGTACGTATTTCTTCTCTATATTGACGAGAAAATGCATTCTGATCTCCAGTAATTGCATCAGGAACGATATAACCTACACGATCATTAGGTTCTAAATTAGCAATAATTCTAGGTACTCGTATTTGTCCATCAACTCCACGAGAAACAGGATCAGATTTATAGCGGGAAGCACTTAAAGGTCCCAGTCCAACGAATCCTGAGTTAGCTGCAATTGAAGGACGTTGGACACTTGCTTCCCCACCTGCTTCTACTAAGTCTGTTTTAGGTCGTGATGAAAGTAAAGTTGGATTACCAAAGAAAGTAACGTTCTTTCTCATGGTTTGCATAATCTCATCATGAGTACAGATGTGATTAGCTAAAGCGTCAAACTCTCCTGAACCTTCTGAAGAAAAGCCTTTTGGATTATTAAAAATTTCTACACAAGGAATAAATCCTAGAGTATTTTTTAACTCTTTTGTTTTCCCTGGCATTGAAGGATATGGAGCTTCAAATTTTATTTCATGCTCTGAATGTGTTTCAACTATTTCTTTTCTTTTAATTGAAATACGAATGTAATGTTTTTTGCCATGCTTACTATGAGGATCTTGACCTGTTAAAGCAGAATCAGCTATTGCTTGATCTGCTCCTAAACCTCTTTTCTTTTTATAGCTATAGATAATTACAACTTCATCTAATTCCCCATCTACATTGTAATAACTACGATATTCATGTTTACGGAAAAAATATAAACGATAATTATTTTGTGTAGGTCTTATATAAAATAATCCTTGACCATCACATAAAAAATAATCCCAAATCGAATCTAATCTTGAATCAAGTTGATTGTATTTAATAATTCGATCAATATAATCTTTTCTTTGATTACCAAAATTGTCTTGAGCAGGAAAAAATTCAACTCCTTGTCTAATACCAAAGAGTCTCATTTGTGCTAAATGTGACGCTACGATACCAGTATCAATTCCTCCTCCTCCATCTCTTTCAAGATAAGAATCAATAATTTCTTTAAGACGGGCTTTAGCGTCAGTAGCCATTAATCTTTTACCCCTTTCCTTTTAATGATTTTAGCAGCTTTCGCTTGTTTCTTAAGATATAACCACTTTTTAAAGTAAAGTAATTCTTCTTGTGAAAATAGCTTTTTATTTTTGATAGCTTGTTTAATAAGCTTTTTTGTTTTCATGAAATTACATTTGATTAATCATATTTTGAAGGTCACTATTTCTTTTTAAAAGCTGATCTGCTAATCCTTCTTTTCCAGAACCTTGATATGTACCTTGTCTAGCAGCATCAATTTGTTTATCTGCTTCTCCACTCCACCAACTACCAGGATTTAAAAAATTACCACCTGCAACTTCAAAAGCCATATTCCCTGGTTGACCTGGCATTGCACCACCTGTTTGCATTGCTTGAGGAAGGACTGGTCCACCTAACATATTTTTTATCATTTCTACTTCATTTGTATTTGGATTATTTCTTGTCTTGTTATACATTTTTGCTCCTTTACTTGCACCTTTATGTCCTTCACCAATATCAAAACTGATTCCTGCCATATTTCCTAATTGTGGTCCACCATAAAATGTTGATGCATTTCCTGCTTGCTGCATAGGATCTCCATATCCTATAGAACCAGTAAATTGTGGTGTATATCCAACAGGAGCACCTGTTGTATTCATATTAGGAACAAAGCTTTGCCCAGGAGCACCAGGCACGTTTTGTTCTCCGTAAAACCGAGTACTTGCCATTTTTTTTAAAATCTATATTTTTATTTTACTCTTCCTGTACTTTATAACCTTTGGGATCATTTAATTTAGTCAAAATGATTCCAATACCTTTAATGTCCCATTCCAAATGATCTCCTCTTTCCCATTGCAATTCATCTGTTATTTCTGGAGGAAAACTAATACATAAGTCACCAAAGACATTATCTTCTAACTCCAGTATGTAAGTCATTTTTCTATAAGCTTTTCCATTAGCTTATCAAGCTTATTATGAATTGCTCTAAAGTGATCGTTCATATCTTGTAGTTCCCGAACAAAATCAACTTTTAAAACATATTCCAAAGGCATTCTGTTCACATGTTCCTCCAATGCATTGATACGCATTCTTTGATTTTCTAAATTCTGAATAGAATCTTTCAGTCGTTCTTTATGACGTTCTAAAACTTTACTAGCAATCCAACCACCTCCTGTTATAGAAGAAATAACGGCTGTTAATGCAAGTGTCAGAAAGTCTGGTCCCACAACTCTATCCTTTTTCTTTATTCTAAATCAAAAGTCTAATTGCAGATGACCTTTCTTCATTAATCCAGTGACTAACCAAACCAATGCATCCACACAATCGTCATGCCCACTAACACCGAAGTTAGTTAATTCTTCAAACATATTTGTAAAGTTCCTATAACGGTTAAATATAATTTTTCTATCTTCAAACATACCCATAATTCCACGGAATCTAGCTAACTTATCTCCTCTAAAACCTTTAACAGGATGCCAAATTAGATTATATAAACTTTCATTTTGCAAACAAATACGTTTAAAGTCTGCTTCTAATGATGCTTGATATTGAACAGCTTCCGACCAAACGTCGCATGTAGAGTGAGTTGGGTAATAATTTTTATTTTGGTCAATCCCAATAATAGACCAGTCATTAAGTAACTCTTTTAGAGCATCTAATTTTTCTAAGTTACCCATAACTCTTATTCGTCTGTAATCAATAATATGTATTCGATCTTCAATTCTTCCTCCAAGAACCATTACTGTGTAATCATTCTTTTCTCGAATACCTGCTGATAAATCTACTCCTACTCCTAACGTATCAAATTCTGTTGATATTTCTGCTTTAACAATTAACTCTGGTGCAAGTGATAGTTCGTTTTGACGAACAACTTTATTCATATACTGAAAAGAAAAAGCAATGGGTGACTGACGTTTCTTTTCTTTTAAATAATCTAAAGACCACATTTCAGGCCAATATGATTCTTCTTCACCTGTTACAGGATCATTTTGTATTGCAGAAAGAACAATTTGAGTCCAATTATTTTGCTCGTTAAAAGTAGTTGCATGAATATCATCATGTCTAAATCGAGTACCAAGACAAATAGCTCGACCTCCTTCAAACATAGTTGGAGCTATAACAGCATTCCAGTTCTCCTGCATTGTTTTACGAATATCAGGATTAGCAATATCAGCAGCTGATTTAATAGCGTCATCTATCATTACAAGATGAGAACGTTTTGAAGTAACTGAACCTTTTAATCCAGCTGCACAAAGAGTAAATTGTTCTTCACCAGTAGTATCTATTCCTGCAAATTTATGATCAATTGACCAATATTCATTACTTGTGACATTTTTAAGTAAACGTACTTTAGGAAAAACTTCTTGGTATCTTTTACTTTCAATAATTCGTTTAATCGTTGCTGATTTTGATCTAGCAATATCAACGGTATAAGAGAGATAAAGAACTTGTAATGGTTTACCAGCTTGTGTATGAACTCCAATAGCCCAAGCAGTTAACAAACCAAGAACAGTTGATTTTGCAGAACCACGAGGAGCAAGAAGATCTACATTTGGTCCAGCAATTTTTATTAAACAACTACTATCTTCATTCGTTATAAAATTTCTATTCCATTCTTTGTGATGATATGCAGGAGGTTTATCAGCTACATAATCACAAAAGAATCCAAAATCTTCTCTTGCTCGTTCTAAAGATTCTAAATTTTTAGGTTTCTTTATTTGTTGGTTACGTGCCGCAGCCTTCGCATTCCGTCTATATGCAAGATGAGTATAAGAAGGCACAAGAAGTAATCAAACTATTAATTTAATAATAACTAATAAGTTATTTTAAACATGATGACCTTTATTATCAATTTCTGCAGGATGCTTTTGAATTTCAGGATGTTGGCAAGTACTACATTCTGTTGAAGAATTATTTATTTTGTTTTTTTTTGCTCTTGATATTTACGAGCTTTATCTAATGCTGCTTTACGTTTTTCTTTATCATTCATTTCTGTACCATCTTCTTTCTTAGCATTCTTTTTTTTAAAATACTCTACTAATTGAGGTGGCATTTTACCTTTCGCCATCAACCGAAGTCCCCTTTCTTAGCAGCAACCATTTTTGCTAAAAATTCTTTATAAGCTGGACTCTTAAACTTCTCTTCTTCTTCTTCTGTAGCTCCATATCCTGGATCACCTGGCATTTTTATATCTTTTTTAGTACCAAATATATTCATTTCTCCACCTTCTGCCTTAACTTTATCTCTTATTCTTGCTGCTTTATCTTCAGCAGATTCACCTTGAATTTTATCTACTACATTTTCTCTCATATCTCTTTCTAATTGTTGTCTAGCTTCAGCTCTCATTCCACCTATAGCACCTCTTGTTCCTTCTAATTCAGTTCTTAATGCTGCAGCTCTATTCTTAGCTCTATCTAAAGCTTCATTTTGTGCAGATATTCCTGTTGCATCAGTAGTAGCTCTAGCTTTTCGAGCTAAGTCACCATAATCAGTAACTTGTCCTGTAAAAGCACCTTCTCCTCTAGATGTATCAGCAGCAAATTTTGAATCATCATGTGCTTTTTTTACATCCCACTGATATGCAAGACGATTTGGATCTCTTTCAAGCCTTCTATCTTTCCATTTACCTGCTTTACCTAATCCTGTTGCTTTAGCTGCAAAATTGACTACACCTGCTAATGGTTTAGTTATTGCTTTTACTGCACCACCCATTTTCTAATCCATCAATTTTATATAAAACTATTTTAGCTTAGTTATTCTTTTCTTATCTATCGAATTGACCTTGCTTCTGACGAAGTAAGCGTTCCATGAAAGCCATATATTCTTGACCTTTTAAACCTTCTTCAGGATTTAAAAATTCTCCACCTGGTACAGGAGCATCAGTTCCTGCTTCCATTTGTTTACGAGTTACATCTCGATCTACACGACCACCTCTTCCAGGACCAAAATCAATTCCTCCTCTTCTCTTCATTAATTCCTTTTTAAATTCCATCCTTCTTCTATCTTCATCTCTTCTTTTTTGATGCCATACATCTTTTTTCCTAGCGTAATCAGGATCATCTTCTCTACCCCAAGGATGTTCTTCTACAGGAGGTTTTGGTCTACCTTCCCCATGTCTATCTGGTCTACCTGGAAAAGGTTTTTTTGGAGGTCTACCTGGAATAGGAAAAAGTCCTATAGGATCTTCACCTACAGGGAATTGATCATCTCCAATTGGTCTACCTGGAAAAGGTTTACCTGGAGGTCTGCCTGGTAAAGATCCTTCTCCTGGAGGTCTACCTGGACCATATTGATCATCTCCTCTAGGTGGATAAGGAAGTGGTCTAACCATATCTCCAGGAAATGGAAATGGTTGAATCCTAACTTCATCTCTACCTCCTGGAGGTCTTCCAGGAATCTTTGGCTCATCTCTAGGTGGTTTCCCTGGCATAGGTCTGCCTGGTCCTGGTAAAGGTCCTTCAAAAAAGGGAGGCTTATTAGGCCATCCTTTTTTAGGAGGCTCTGGATCTGATGGTATTGATGGCATAGGTTTTCTTGGTCCACCCCATGTTCCTTGATCTTTAGCTGTACCTCTAATTGTATCCATTACAGCATCTTTACCTCTTGTCTCTGCTTCTTGTGTCCAATAATCTCTAGCACCTTCATCAAGAGAACCTCCTCTTCCACCAATATTATTATCACGATAAAAATCACCTAACCAATCATCAGAACCACCACCACTTGGTCCTCCAGGTGCTGGTTTTGCTTCTCTACGTTCATTAGCTCCTGCACGTTCTTGACGAGATAATTTTGCAGCTTCTAATTGAGAGACAGCCATTTGCATAGCTTTTGGATCTTTATTCGCACCCATTTTTATCTTCTAATTTTTATATAATCTATTTTACTTCTATTACTCTTCTAGTTGCATTCTTGCCCAGACACTCATTGTTGCTTCTTCTAAAGGAATCTCAATTGGATCATCTTTAAAAATAAACATTAATTCTCTAATAGCTCGATCTGCACCAGCCATTAATAATCCTTTTCTATCTTTTGTATTTGTAAATTTATCAACTTGATCTATATGACCACGTACTTCTTTTTGCATAGAAGCAATACGTGCAACCCCTGCATCACGTTTAACTAAACCTGTTTCTACATCAGCTCTTAATTTACGAATATCTTCTTGCATCTCATCTATTTCAAATAGAAGCTTTTGACGATGATCTGGTTTTTTATAGTTATTTTTTATCCAAAGATCACACGCAGTAATAGATCCCCGATAACCAAGGAATCGGGAATATAAATATATTTCAATGACTGAATAGTTATCGGAGGAAAAAGAACAAAAAGACTCTTGAGTTGATGAATCTAAATTATCAACCCATGCATCAAATAGCTCAATATCTATAAGCTCGTTGCGCCTGCTTGTAGTCTCTCTCTTCGTCTTTTTGACGGAACTCTTGCTCTTGTCTTGCAGAGGTTCTTTGTTGGGTGCCTTTTTCACCGATAGTTTTTCTATCTTCTTCACCAGCAGCCTCCATTTTCTTTTTGGAAAAATCGTAGGCTACTCCAGCAGCTTGTTTATATTTATCCAGATCAAACCAATCATCGACATCGGTTTGTCCTGGAGGAACAGTGGGACCAGTAGCCATGACGAAAATATACTAAGAAAATTTAGAAATTGCTCATCATGTTAGAAAGACCAGCTGCGAATGTATCACGGCGACCTTCTACAGATTTTTGACGTTGTTGACGACCTTTTGAAGCTTCTAAGCGAGAAAGTAGATTCTCAAACTTATTAATATCAAAATAGTCGTCGCCTCCAGCTTCAGTTGTCATTGGAAAACTTTTACGAATTTAAAACAATTATAGCAAGAATACTTTTAGAAATTAAAAGCACTTACTACACTCTGATAAATATCTCCTTCTTTACCGATTCGTGCAATTTCTCTACCACCTTCATTCTTAAGTTTCTGAGTTTCTTTATCAATATCTCCTTGAAGATTTGTCAAACCAGCACTATATAAGAACTTACGAGTATCTCTAACATTTTGAATTTGTTCTTTAATTTCACTAGGAGTTCCTGTAAATACATCTTTAAAATTAGGAGTTGTTATACCAGTTTTACCTTCTAAACCTTCGGCGTATTGAGGTAATAAACTCTTATCAAAATTAAAAGTACGTTGTTTAGTAGATTTGCCTTCTGCATCTTTTAGAGCTTCGCCAAATTCACTATCATAATAATTTTCTAAATAACTCTTATGGAATCTATCTTTATATGCTTTACTGCTGGTAATTCCTGTTCTGTAATCTTGGACATCTTTGTAATATCCACTTTTAAATCCTGCTTGGGCTTTAGCCAAATCATCGGCACTAATAGGTTCACCATATAATTCTTCATGAGCTGCTTTAATATGTGAAAGATTTCGTTGACCTCTAATACCTAAACTTTCATCAACATCAGGTGTTGATACATCATCAGCAGCTGAACCAGTATATGCAGTTTGTAATTTATTTAATGCACCTTGAACACTCCAATTTTGCCAAGAATCAGGTGTTTCATAAGTAGGTAATTGTGTAAATCCACCTTCAGGACCTTCATCTTTATAGCGTTCCCAATTCTTACGAGGATCATCACCAGGTCCAGCAATACCTCCAGCTAAATTATATTTATCTGCATAATCTGATAATTCTTTTTTAGCTTGGCTAAAGGTCATTAAACCTTGACCAAGTTGACTATGCACTCCTGATTTAAAATCTTGCCAACCTTGTCTACCAGTTTGCTGTTGACTCTTTTTAGTTTGATAACCTTGTAAGTTTTTAGTCCAATCTAAATAATCACGATCTTCATCTTTCTTCTGTTGATACGCTAAATATTTTTCAGGAAACTCATCCTTTGGAGGTGGTGGTGGTGGATTATAAGTAACTTTAGTACCGCCCATGTTTAAGCCCTCGCTCTTTGAAAGTCTCTTTGATCCATATAAGTTTCACCAAATAGACCTGCCATTGATGCACGTTTATTTAATAGATTAGCACCAAGCTGTGCAACATTTTGTCGTCGTCTTTGTTCTGTTGCATCTTCTCCTAAAGCAAAGTTTGTCAGTCGTTCCGCTCGATCAACTTCAGCAGCATTTTGCCAAGGAGCTAATGTTTTAGCTTCAAATAATGCAGCATCTTTTTGTCTTTCTAAATTATTATTTTGCATGCGATCATTGGCCCAATCTTGCCACAATGCATTCGCAATTTTTAACTTACCTACCCCTCGATTTTCGAGGATCATATTATTAAATCTTCTATCTGTAGCCTCGGTCATGCGCATCTGAGCATTTGCTTGCTGAGAAGCAGCTCGACTAGCAAATATTCCGCCGATTAAAGAACTACCTATTGCACCCCACATATCCCCTCCTCCCTGGCCTCCCAATAACCCACCAAACCCACCTTTATTAGTGGAGCCTCCACGTCCAACGTAGCCACCTTCCTTATTGAAGTCTGGATCATCATAATCACGTCCATAAGCGTCAGTGCCTGTATTACGTTGACCGCCTCCAAAAAGATTACTTAAAAATCTCATATCGGTCTGTCTCTGTAAGTATCAGTTAGGTCTGTAATACTCCTATCTAGTTTAGTACCTTTAAACCTAAAGCTATCTACCTAATGAATAATTGATCATTGGCTGATAAGACATAGCAGCTAATTGTAATTGTGGAATATGAGCCATTGCTTTTACAGTCTGTTCTGCATGACCTTTAGCAGCTTCTGCAACACCTAAATTACCAGCTGCCATTAATGCAGGAAGAGCCGCAATATTTTTTCTAATTAAATTTCTATCAGCTAAACGATTACCAGCTGCTTCTGTTTCTTTTAATTTAGTTTGCCACTTGTCCATTTCGTCTTTTTCTTCTTTTTCTATATCACTTTCCGACATTAATTCACCTCCTTCGTCTTCTCCTGGTTTTAATTGTGTATTTTTTTTAGCTTTAACTTGACCTCCAATTATTTCATAATTAGGTGCAAGACTTCCTATAGCTCCTTCATCTCCTTTTCCTTGATTTCCAAACCATTGTCCTTGTCTATCAAAATCCCATGATTGTCCAGTTAAATCTCCAACCCAATCAGCTGTTCCTGTTATTCCTCTCATAAGACCGCCTGGTCTATCTTTTGCTACATTTATCCCACCTTCAACAGTAGTATCTGTACCTGTATGATCTCTATTTGCTTTTTGTAAAGCCCATGAAGTTATTCCTCCTACTGCAGTAATAGGATTAGCCATTAAAGGATTTATTCCAAAATAATTTTGATTAGGATCATGCTGTATTCCTATTTTTTGCTTCCAATTGGTTTTATCCCATTCTTTTTTAAATCTTTGGAAATAATTGCCTTCAGGATTAACTAACTTTTGTTCGCTCATTATTATGTCCTCAATATGGTGATGAAGTAAGAATATTGCTAACCAACTGAGCACGTTGTTGGAGCATATCTCTTTGCATTAGTCGTTCATTTGCCTTATCTTCAATTTCATCGTATAAAGGCATTTGCATTCTAGCTAACTCAATTCCTCTTTTAGTTCTCTTCTTAGTTTTTGCATAAGGTGTTATAGCAAAAGGACCAAGATTCCAATCAGGACCACTTAAAGGATCATTAGGATTAATACCTACAATACCGCCCACAGTATTAGCTGTACCTTTAGCAAGACCAGAACCAATAGTTGAACCTATCATTGAACCTGCTGCAATACCTACAGGTCCTAGTGGTGCTCCTAACATTCCTCCTATTATTCCACCACCTGCAGTACCAATTCCTCCAATAGGATCACCACTTAAAGCTTGAATACCACCTGCAAGAAGTGGAATTCTTCTACCACCTAATCGAGCAACATTCATACCACCTTTCATTAAGGCAGCTTTAGTAACAGGTCCTTGCATACCTGGAGCTAATCCAGATAATCCTCTTACATTTGCTGTCTTTGGAAAAAATCCTGCAAGCCCTCTATTTATAAATTGATTTGGTTTATTTATGCCACCCATTAACATCTGATATGTAAATGGATCTGGTGTCCCTCCAGTGTTTTGAACAACTGTAGGTTGCCTCAAAGATGCTCCACTCCAATAGTCAGAATATATGCCCATTTAATTTTTCATCTCTTATCTAATATATTTATTTTATCAGTGTACATATCTATTGATAATTGTATGTTGAAGGATATGTAGGTCTGTTAGCAGCTGCAATTGCCATGTTTGTTAACTTACCTGCAGCCATACCACCACCTGCACCTAAAGCACCAGCAGCCATAACCATACGTGCTCTAGGACTTCCTCCTTTAGGTAAGGCAGCACGAATAGCACCTGCACCTCCAGCTAGTGCTCCAGCAGCTTGTAAACCAACAGGGAATCCAATAATTCTTGCTTCAGGATGTCCTTCAATATTTTCCATTGTTCCTTTCAATAAACCTAAACCAGTCAGTCCTTTATTCTGATAATAGTCACGCATAAATTGACTATATTTCTGTGGAGTTAAATTAGGGATTTCTGCTTTAGCAGTTTCATATTTTAATGGTCTACCACGTCTACCTAAGACCATACGTTCTACAGTTTCTAATCCAGGTTGCCCAGTTTTTCTACGATCTTCTGAACCTACATCTGCATAGCTTTGTGCATAACCTTTTGGTCTAAATTGTTCTCCTGGATTTGTAATATCCCATACTCCAAGAGAAGCAGCGGTAGGTGCTCCAATACCAGCCAAGGTAATCGCTGCTCTTTGGGTAGGAGTATATCCAGCTTTGTATAAACGATCTCCAACAACTGCATCTGAAATACGATCAGCAATTGCCATTGGATGATTATGTCTCCAATACAAATGACGAGTAGCATCTTCTGAAAGATCAGTTAATAAACGTGCGCCTAAAGCACCTGCATATTTAACTGGTTCTGTTACTTTTATTCCTTTAGAAGCTTCATATTTTTTAGCTGGTTGACCACCTGGCATTGGATGTTCAAATGCAGGTACGTCTTCTCCTAAGTATCTATAAAATTCTCTAGTTCTTTTTTGAACAGGTAAGATCCCATGAGTTCTATCACCCTTCTTAAGCATTCGAATATTGGCTGCTTGAAATCCTTGCTTATAAGAATCACCTAAAGATTGTAAATACCTAATAGGGTTCATTAAGTAATCCCTCTCACGATGTCATCGGCATACTGACTAGTAACTCTATAAGGTAAACCACCAGTTTGATACATTGTATTTCTTGCTAACTGTTCACCACGTAAATTATTAATTGCTTGTCTTTGTCCAACTTGTTGATTAATAGCTCCTCCTTGTCCTGCCATTTGCATAGCACCAGGTTGACGATTCATATGCATACCTTCAACAAGCATTGGTGCTCCAAAACTTGTTCCATATATTCCAATAGTTTGAGGAATACTTGGTCGATAATCAGGTTTCATTACACCACCAACTTCTCTTTTCCCCATACTTCCTGCCAACCAAGGTAGTTTATGTTTTGTTCCTAAATGTTCTAAACCTCTTGATAAACCTGCACTACCAATAAAATCTAATCCTCCAGAGGCTAGTCCTAATAATGGATTCCCTGTAAATAATGTTGTAGCTCCTGCATTTAAAACAGCCCCAGGTATTGATTGTCTTACTAACTCTCTACCAATCGGATCTCTCATAGATCTGACGGCACCTCTACCAGCTAATTTTAATGCTTGTCCCCACGCCACAAGTATTCTCTCCGATTATTTATCTATTTTATCTGGACTATTCTTTGCTTCGTCAATTGCTTTTGTACCTTGTGCTTGTTCTTGTTCTTTAGCAACTTGATTAACTCTTCCACCTGCTTTCGTAAGTAATTGAGCAACAGATTTATTATTTTCAAATTCATTTTCAACATCCATTTCAGCTACACGCATTAAGTATCCATTTGGATCAGGGTTGCGCATGCGAGGCATTGGGTTCTTAGCAGCTTTTTCAGGACTTAAAGTTGGGCTAAAGTCATAAGCCTCTTTCCACATAGGGTTAAAGTCTGGTTGATTTTGTGGTCGTTGTGCTGTTAATGCTCTACCTTCTTCAAAGTCATAATCAAATGGTCTGTTAAATCTACCAAGACCTTCAAATAATTCGTAGTCAGCATTTATCTCTTCAGGATTTTCATCAAAGAATGGTGAGTTTCCAACAAAATTCAAATCAGGGTTTAAATTCATTTTGCGAGTTTGTGATCGCTTTAATAAATCTTTTTGTCCAAATCTTGAAGGGTTCCAAGGGTATTCACCTTCTCTAGCTTTTGAAGAAAATAGATCATCAAAATCTAAACGCTTAGGCATCTGACCCCTTCTGTTAAAGGGATTACTGATATAGCGTCCTAAATCAAGTCTGGAATCTTTCATTCTTTTTTAGACTTTTTATTCTTATTTAAACTTACTAGGGTTTTACGTAAGTTGGCTTGCTTCACCGTTTTTTCGTCATAGTCATCTGGGTTGGCTAAAACGTTTTCTTGAAGCTGTGCAGAAGTAATACCCTTCTTTTTCGCTTTCGCTGTGAAAGCACCAGGGCGACTAATGGCATCTCCTATCCACTTCTTTTTACTTTTCTTTTTTTCAGCCATTAGCGTCCCCTCCTTTTGCCAGCTCTACGTGCAGATTTAGCACTTTGATTTAATAACGAGTTAGCTAAATTATCTACCTTTAAATTCAAATTATCAATACTATCTTGTGAAGCAACTTTAGGAGGTGCAGGATTACCTACATCCCATAACTCCTTCCTTCGTGCTGGTAAATCAGATGGCCTTGTATCTTGTCTAGGAGCCATCTCAATTCTTGGACTATGAAAAGCAACATCACTTAATTCTGTTTGCTCATCTACTAATTCCATTGGGCTAACACCACCAAGACCTTTCCTTGTTTTTCCAACTCCAGGTACAGGTGTTTTTTCAGGATTTTGTTTGTAATCAACAAATCCAGATTTACTAGAAGGTCTTCCTCTTACTTCTGAATCTAAAGTTGTATTTGTTACATCTGTAATAAACCGATCACTAGCTCCTGTTCTTCTATCTCTTAATACGGGTAAATTAATACCTTCGTTTTGTAGTTGACTATCTAAACGTTCAGCAATAAATCCACTTTTATGATATGGCTTAATTGAAGCATTTGGATCATTTTGCTGCATATAATTTAAACGGTTTGTTGGATCGTTCCATTCTTTTTCTATTCCTTCAATACGATTAATTAAATCACTTCTTCTAATAGAAGCAGGTTGAAGAATAGGTTTACCTTGTTCGTTTACACCTGTTTGTTTCATTAACTGCCCGTATGCTGCATCGGATACTTTATAGCTCTTCTTATCACTTCCAGTAACAACTTGATTCACCATATAGGGTTGAAGAGTTATATCATCAGATCCACTTGCATATCGACCACTAAACTTTAATTCTTCATTAGCAACTGGTAAGTCATAAACAGTTTTTGATTCTTGACCAGCTCTAGAAACAACAGGTCGCATTTGACCTTGTTCTCCTATTTCTATATTTACATCTCCACCTGTAAATGTTTTAACTAAATTTCCACTAGCATCTTTCTTTAAAATATCTGGCTGCTTACCTACTTTGAAATATGGTGTATCTACTTGACTTTCAAAGTTTCCAATATAACGACTACCTTCAACATTAATATCATCTGTTTGTAAACCACCTGTTTGAGGATTTCTTGTAGAAGCTCCTTGTAACTTTAAAGGCTGTCTTGCATCATCAGTAACAATAATTCCAGTGCTCTGTTCTCCTCCTTGAGTACGAGTTGGAACAATCTCATCTAACAAACGTTCTTGACGAAGTGAATCTCCTGCTTGAGCTTCAGCTTCTGAAACTAGTCCAGGTACTCGTGTTGTTGCTTTATTAGTTCTTTCTGTATATGCAAGTGTTTCAGATAAAGGACCACCAGTTCCTTCAACTCCAGATCTAGCTTCTCGTCCTAAGTTGTCACCTACAAAGTCATCTAAAAATTCACCTGTTCCAGCTGCAGTATTAATATCTTTAGGAACTTCAGTCATAGAAGCTGTTGGACCACTAGCAGGTTCATATGTTGGATTTAAGACTGCTCTACCTTTTGTTTCTTGTGGTCTTGTTTCAAGGAAATTTCTTAATGTAATTGGTTTTTCTCCTTGAAGACCTTCATCAACAATTGTGTCTAAAGATAAATTGGGATTAAGCAACATCTGTTGAACATCAGTTGATGCATTCTTTGTTCCACCACCAGCAGCAGCTAAAACTCGTTCTGTTAATTCCTGTTGTGAGATACCTGGTCGAGTTGCTAAATCTTGTGCATTATATTGCAATGCTGATTGTGCAGAAGTTGGAGCTATTTCATATCTATTTGCTTGTACTTCTTTACCAACTGAAGTTATAGAATCTCCTTGTGAAACTTCTTTAACTTGTTGTTCTAGTAATACTTGTGCCTTACCTGCTTTTATAGAATCTGTATCTCTTTGAACAACTGCTTCAACTCCTTGATCTAACTGGTCAGCAGCAGATTGAGATGCATCCAGGGATTGATTAGCAATTTGAGGTTCTAATGATTCTTGTTTTGTAACAAGAGTTGCTTCTCCCCAAGGATCATCAGCTTTCGATAGATCTACTGTTGCAGCACGACTTCTTGTATCTACTCCAGACGCAGCTTTTCTAACTGCATCTTCACCTTCTTGAGCTGCATCAACTACATTTGCTAATTTTTTAGTGGTTTGAGGTGCAGATCTTAGTGCTTGTACTAAACGACGAGCACCAAATCCACCTCCTGCCAAGGCTCCTGCGCCTAATGCTACTTTTCCTACGGTATCTACTGCACTTCCTTCATTTTCTCTACGTTGAACTTGTGATTTACGCCATTGAAAGACTGCTGGTGCTAATAATGCTTGAGATCTCTTATCTTGAGGCACTGGTGTACCCGTCGCTTGGCTATATGCGTAAAAATCTGCAGGTGAGACAGCCATATCAGCTTCTTATTCAATATTTTCCTTGTAATCATTCTATTCTTCACAAATCTAAGAAATAGTGCGATTATTATTAGTAGATAAGACAAATCATAGATTTATGGACGCTAATACACGAATGAAGAGAGTGGAGGCAATGGAAGCCATAAAGGAGAAGGCTTTGGAAATGTCCGTTGGTGGCGAAGATGACTTGTCCGTTAAAGATTTCATTAATTCTGCCAAAAGAGAACTCGCATTTGAAGTCCCAGATGAAGAATCTTTCCGTAAAGCTGTAAAAGCTGCAGGTAAATATAAGAACGTACTTGTATAAATCAACGATTACTAATATTTAAGTTAAGTAATATTTAGCATCCGCACTTTTTGGCCCCATTATTGGGCTAATTGGGGAATTTCGCTACAAAATTAGACTTTTTGTTCAAAAAATTGGGCCGTGTATACCCCAAATAGGGGACAAAATTACCTAAGTAGTCTCCCAACAGCCTCCTGAATATAAACCCGTATAGAAAAAAAGAAAGGGCGAAGCCCCCTATATATACATTTCCCCGACGAGACGTGGTGAACGCCACCGATTTCGGTGAAGAGAACGCGCCGAGTCGAATGTTCCGTTTCACAGACATTCTCCTCTGAATTCCACAGGTTTTTCCACAAAATCTCTGTGTTTTTCCACATTTGCGCCCGAAATTGGGGAGAGAATCGTCGCCTGACAAACGTTATATAGAACTGTAATAACTCTGGCGTTCTGCGTAAGCAGATGTAAGTCCAGGCTTTTGTTCACTTCAACTCAAGGAGTTACTTAAATGAATCGCGTCTTTGCAGCTTTCGCTTACATGATTGACGAGCATCCAATTCCATTTGCAGTCTTCTGCATAGGAATGGCCTTTGCTACTCACCATTACAGCGGCTCATGGCATTCATACGTCCCAACTAACTGAGTGGGTTTTAAGGAGGGGTTCAACTCCCTTCCCTCAGTCTTACCTCCCGTGGAGATAGGTACCACACACGAGGAGTCTTATGACTAGCTCAACCCAACTCAAAGCCATCGGAGTCTTTGCAGAAGTTGCAGAGGCTTTGAATAACGGTGCAGATCACATGGATATAGAGCTTCTACATCCTTCTAGTGATCCACATCGTCAGAGCCATATTGTCACAATCGTTCTCCAAGAGATACGACGAGGCATAACTGATCGGTCACGAAAGGTTTATGCCGAAAGACTTGATCGTTCTGGGCTACGAGTCAAGCTATCCCGTTAGGGGCATGGGGGGTGCAACTCCCCCAATAGCTATTACTACTCACTGAGAGTAGTCGTTAATCCAATGAAGATCTTATCCAAAGTACAGAGCATAGTTGCTAAAGGATTCCATATGACAGGTGATGTCATTGAGAACCCTAAGCAAATTAGAACTGCTACTAGAGATCTCCGTAGAGGCATCGCCCAGATGATCTACACGGACCCCCAACTTCCTGCTTCAAAGGAAGATGATAAAGCGTAAGGCTACTTAGTGGGAGGTGCAATCCCTCCCTTATCACTTGCCATCCACTGAGGATGGTCTATTCAGCTCAATGGCTAACCGTAAACAACGTAGATGTAAGCATCAGACACAAATCCTTAAGGATCTTGGTCTTATTGCACAAGATTTTCCAAAGATCGTTGCAGATAATTTCTCCCAAGAGGAATGGGATGCATGGATCACTAATCTTGTATCTGATCCAACGTTGATTCACTAACCGAGAAGGTGAAGGAGGGGTTCGACTCCCCTCCCTCGGTATTACTACTCGCTGAGAGTAGTTTTTTTAACCATGCCTACCCCTTATAAATCTTGGCTTTCAGTATGTTTTACTGTTGCCTTGTTTATCGGCATTCCATCTTTTACTGGTCATTTACTTGATAAGGCTACCCGTCATCAGTGTCTTACACATGACTGGCCTGTCAATAAACACCAGAACATGATGAACTTTTGCGATGACTACGGTTATCCAACCAAGTCCTAAGCATGATGCTGGGGGATCAAATCCCCTGGCTTGGTTTTACTACTCACTGAGAGTAGTCCCCTTGATCTAATGCCCATGCAGGAGATCCCTATTACTTCTAAGCCTTTCTTTGAAGTAAATCCCTCTGACTTTACACGTTCTGTAGAAGGTGGATGTATCCGTTATCGTCTCTACTACAAGTATGGTCCTGTTGATATGTCTATTGTTACCATACCTCCTAAAGCAACTGGAATGTATGGAAACCTTGGACTAGCAGGAGAACCTACTAGGTATGAAGTCATGTATTTCGATCCTCGAATGGAGGAGCCTATGGAATATATGACATGGGACGATATTGCAGGTACTATCCGTTGGCTTTTTGCCAAACATCAACAAGAACTTGATAAATTCAGCAACCCAGAAGATGACAATAATGGTCATTGACTGGTAGGTAGAGGCATAGACCCTTGCCAGGTGCAAGCCCTGGTCTACCAATTGGACTTTAACCAGTGGAACTAGTCCTGCCACACAATTCAAATCAGCTCATGTCTGTATTCAACCAAGGTACTCTTGTAGGTCGCATCGTGACCGACATCACCACACGTTATCCAAAGGATGGTGTAGCCATCACTGAATTCCGTGTCATACCAATGGGTTCTAGAGAGTCAGAATCTGCTCAACCTGTCATTGCTTTCAATGGCGACGGTAAGAAGATCTCTGAACGTTTCAATAAAGGCGATAACATTGCCTTAACGACACGTAACTCCTATAACACTTGGAATGACAAGAATACTGGAGAACCTCGTGGTAGGTATCAGGTTGTCGTCACCTCTTCACGTTCAGTCGATAATGGTCTTGGCAAGATCAGTAGAGAACTACGTGAAGTAGCTGAAGCGAAAGCAGAAGCCGAACGTGTAGTGAAAGCTTCTGGAGCAACATTGGTTACTGAACCAGTTGCTTAATCGAGAGATGTAGGCATCTTTGGAGGGGTTCAATTCCCCTCCCTCGTATTGGACTTTAAATAGTGGAACTAGTCCGACCACACTACTCAACTACAACTCAATTCCTATGGCACGAAGAACTAGAAGTCGTAAGAACAATCCTGCTGCAAAGCATGCTGTTCGTCCTATTGAAGCAGAAATTGCTCAAGCTAAGGAAGACCTTCAAGCTCATCTTGCAATTGCTACTCCTCTATCAGAGTTAGAAGCAGTTAAGAAGATTGTAGAGCCTGTGGTAATACAAGCTCCCAAGGTGTCTAAAGCTAAGGAAGTATCAGTAGAACCTATCCAGGAGATCACTGAGAAATCCTTGAAAGCCGACATCATTGATGAAGCTTGTGTCCTACAGGCAGAGGATGCCAAAACAATTGATGATATTAAACAAGAGCGTGACTTTGCACTTGTGCTTGCCGCTGTTGTATTCATCTGGGGCATCCTTTTCTAAGATGGAACACTTCACATCCTGCTATTACCAACCCCAAGAAGATCAACGTGTCTTCTGGAATATTGATAGGAAGCCTAATTCTAAATTTGAACAACTCTGGTTACACCTTGAGTTTTTCAGTGATTTCTCTAAGACTTGGAGGAGGATTGACTCGAAAGAGTTACCTCCAAAGACAAGACTCTTAGATATGCAATCCGAAATGCAGAATTACTACTATCAATCTATGGTTGATGGCATATTTGAAGAGTACATCTAGATTCTCTCCCTCTGCTCCTTCGGGGGCAGACTGAGGGATTCTCTCCCTCTATTCAATTCCAAATCAAACTAATGATTGATTCTCTCCCTATTTCTACATGGAAAGATATTGAAGATCGTTACCAAAGATCTTTAATTGATCGTCGTATAGAAACACGAAAGAGATTATTTAAAGCTCTTGAGTCATTCTTAAGAGATTAATCCTCTCCCTCTCAGATACTGAAAAGTTCTGAGACTGAGGGGTTTATCCTCTCTATTTGTTGATTTTAATCCTATGGAAAATCACACTAAAATTTTTATGACTGCTTGCATTTTTATGCTTTCAATAGCAGTTATACTACCCCTATCATCACTCACTTCAATGCGTTTCGTATTGCAACGTGATTGTGATAACCCAAACTACATTCCAAAGAACCCTACAAAGTTTAGAGTTCTTTGTGACAAGCTTGGTTACTAATCCTATTTCTATTCAAATCATGTCAACTATGAGTGAACTTGACCGTATTCAAAAATTATTAAATGAAGCGGTTACTGAAATGGAAAGTGCTCAAGAAGAACTTGCAGATGTAATTTCAGCTCTTCAAGAGATTGTCCCTAAAGAAATGGAAGATCTTGAAGCTGCTATTAGATGTTTATCAACAGCTAAATTACATGTTCAAAATCTGCAAGATCTTAGTAAATTTCATCAAGACGATATTAATGAAATCGTTGAAGACAATGAAATTTATGCTGAACAAGCATATGAAGAGCACAAGCTTAACAAGGCACTCGATGCTGCAAGGCTTGAGTACCTTGAAGACCACGATTGGGACGGTTCAAGTCTCAATCAAATCCCAACAATACTAAAAGATGAAGGAACAAATTGACATCATTTCCCCTGATTACATCACTGCAATCATTACAGATGATGATGTATACTTCTCTGTTAGAAAGACTTCTAACGGATTTGTTCAGAAATGGGAGTTTACCTTTCCAAAAGGTGAACGACTACCAAAACTTGACAAATCCAAAGTCTTGATTAAAAAGATTAAGAGAAGGAAATCAAATCAATGACAAATCCAACTGTTGGACAAAGGTTTAAGCAAGGAGATCCTGTAGTCAAAGTAGGAACAGGTGGAACACCATCTGGACCACGAGTTGACTATGGAACAATCCTTGAAGCTATACCCCAAGCCAACAAAGTTGGACGTGTTCATTGGTACTACGAAGTGAAATTTGATAGTGGCAGAACATCTCGCCACGCACAAAATCGTTTATCTCTAGTACCCCAAACCCCCACCGCTGTACCCGTTACCTCTGGTAAAGGATAAAGTTCTACAGCGTAGCTGGGCAATAGATGTATCTCTCTTGGAATAAGGGGCCAAGAGAACATAGGTCTGCATAACCATTACATCTATGTAAGTCCCAGTATTAACCTCAACTCAACTCTATGTTTACAATCACCTGTCATTACATCCAAAATCAATTAGGAAAAGATGACCAAAAGCTTTGGTGTTTCGACTATGAGTTTCCTAATGGAAGCTGCATAGAAGATGAACCACTATTGCACTCAGCAACAAAGCTAGTTAATGCCTTACTTAAACAGAAGTATGGCGAAGAACATATCAATAAGATTCAAGATGGACTGATCAAAGTAGAATTCTCTACTGAAGAATATGAATCAGACTATGATTTAAGACTCAAGTGTCATGAAGCTAAAGATGAACTTGGTGGTTCTATCTATCATTGTCTTGATTATCTACAGTTAGAAGACTTTCTACAACCAGAAGAGAGTTTCATCTGGTTATGTCCTGTATTAGCAGACTTTTATCCAGAGAAACTACCAGAGATGATGTATGTCACAGTGACAAGTTTATCTGTGCCTCAAGTTCAAGGAGTCCAACCTAAAGCAGCAGCTTTCTGATATAAACTTCTGACTTTAGCTTCTTGTCCTGGAACTTCACTATATAGCTTTGCTTTACGTACTAAATCTTGTGCTGCTGGAATAGTCATCGCAGTAGGTAAATGACCTCCAAAGAGTTGGATTGGTTGTATTTGACCAGTTGGTTGCACCATTGAATACTGCATACCAATTGGATCTAATCCTCCCATTAATCCTGCTCTCTGATAAAGAGAAGCTCTTTGTAAACTGGTTGGTTCATTACTTAGAAGTATGGTTTGACCAGGATTCATTGAAACCATTTGTGGTATTAAGTCATCTTGATAAACCTGTTTAACTTGGTTTAATAAGCCTCGACTTGTACCTGCACCCATACCTTTTCTAGGTGCGTGTAAATGGTCATATCCTTGACGACCCATTGCTTCTGTATCCCAACCAAAAGATAGAGTTCCTAAGCCAGAAACCTGATCACCTTTAGCTTGGATCTCACTAAGCAAAGGTTGATTAGCAGTAACTAAAGCATGTCTATCTCTTCTAAATACATCTTGAAGATCTGAAGCTACTCCTTCAGGAATACCTCGATCAAGACCCATAGATGGATGGTGATCTATGGCAACAATCATTGGACCTTCTGGTGTATTGATTGTTCTACTTAAACGTGTGCCTCCTGCTTCAGGAAGAACTAAGTCCTTAACATATCTAAATTTGTTTGGTACTAATCTTCTATCTCTAAGACTAGTAATAGGACTCATCCCTTGAGTCGTTCCTGCAAGTCTTTGAAGTAACACACACTTATACAAATCTATATATACATTTTACCTGTAATTATTTTCTATTAAATTAATAGGAGGTTTAATGCTCTTTAATGTTAAATCAATTGATTTTGATTTCAAAGATGATTATGAATGTCCCATGACTAATGATGAACAACAAGATGTTATCCGTAAACATATTGGTTGTTGGTTAGCAGATGATGAGGACGATTTAATTGAAGAACTCACAACTGCATCAGGCTGGTGCATTAAATCTATTGATTATGAAATTCAACTTAAATGAAACTTATGCCTGAAGAATTTAAAACTTATCGAGTTTACTTACATCAAATTAACTGCTATCAAATTAAAGCAGAAAATGAAGATGAAGCAAAACACATTGCAACTGATGAAACTTGGGGTTCAGAAGGCAATGGTTACACAATGTATTGGGATGTTGAAGAGGACTTATGACTGAAGAATTTAAAACTTATCGAGTTTTTGCTAAGTGTATTACTTACTATGAGAACACTTATGAAGCAGAAACAAGAGAAGAAGCTATCGCAATAGCAGAAGAAGCTATTGAAAAAGATTTCCCTTATTACAACGAATTAAGTAGTGATGAGCCAGAAATCTATGACACATCTAAAGTAGTTTAATGACTGATCATTTCAAAGAACCACTTCCTCCTGGTGTAAAGAATCTCGATAACTACGAGATTGATTTCCCAGAACACAACCTTGAGGACTACGTTATGCATTCCAAACCTCAAATTCAAAATTCTTTACCTTATGAAAAAGCAGCTAAAGAATTTTATGAGAAAAAGGAAGATCCTCAGTTCCTTGTCGATGCAAACATGGACACTCTTGACCATGAGGCAGACAAATATGAGGAACGAATGAAAATCCAAGCAGAGCAAACGAATGGTTACTTCGACCAAGAGGTAACAGATGAAATGCTACCTGATTGGATGAAAGATAATAGTGCAATGCACGACACTGAACCTTCCGATTGGACTTGATCCAACTATTAATGATGTCTAAGAAAACACTGATTGATGAACACATCATTACAGCTGTTATTGTTCTAACCCTTGTAGGAATTGATTACATTCGTAAAGAATGGAAAGATTTCTCAAGCAATGGAATCAAATGGGGTGTATTAAAGGGGAGTAATTAATCTCCCCCCACACCCCCGACCAACAGCCACAACCAAGTAATTTCTATTACCTACCTATGACATCACTTACATCTGAATCTACCTGGAAAGAATTATGTATAGCGTTATCTAGAAAGTTAACGACCTATTCACATGGCATTCCAGATCCTGAATTAAAGACTGAATACTTTAAAGAAGCACTAATTCTCACTGATCATGTATGGCAAAAGCAAAAGTCTGATGCTGATATTGAGCGTATAAATAATGCTCTTAAATTCTGTGATATAGAAGCTGAGAATCGAGCGTCCGAATATCTAGAAGAACTTGGAGTCCTTACATTCTCAATGGATCGTGATGAAGTAATAACAGAAGCGATCAAAAAGGAATGGGACCCATGGCCTGAACCAACTGATGAAGAATTAGGTTTAGTAGGTGAACCACCTATCACACTAGATGAAAAGCACACAGCTGCCTGGAAAGAACACCTCGCATTACATAGCTAATGGACGAAACTAATCTCAAAGGCGTAGGCATCATCGACGATGAACCTAAGTTTAAAGTAGGCGATGTTGTCAAAGCGACAACTAATGAAGGTTCGAGCATTGTGTGCGGCGAATCTTACAAAATTGTTAAGATAGATAGAGGAATGTCTCAATGGATTTATTGGGTGAAAGGTAAAGCAACTGGAAATGTATCTACTATGGCTTTTGATAATCAATTAAAACTATGAGTTACATTTTTATTGCATCTTTTATCTTTATTTGTTATCTATTAATAAGACTATTTTTAGATAATTCACACCCTAATCATCCAAAATGACAGAAAGTAATTGGTATGAAACCAGTAGACAAGCTAAAGGTCCATGGAGAATCAATGTTTATGAAATTAGGAGAGGTTATATTCCTTGTAACTCTTTAGAAGAAGCTGACCGTATTTTTCTTGAAGTTCAAGATGAAACAAATGGTCTTCGTCACCAACATTTAGATCGTGTAATTTATAAAAGCATTGATCGAACATTTGGTCCCAGAGTACAAGGTAACATTGAGGATTGAATCTTTATGACTAATTTGAATCAGGAAGAACTTACTTGCTTAATTGAATTAGTCGAAATGGAACATTTAATCTCGTTATGTGAAAAAAATACAGAATTCTTTTGTAATTTAAATCTTAAACTCAAACACATCAGAAGATTAAAAGTGAACGAGTACAATGACCCACAGTGGCGGCCTAGAAGCTACACTATTCAAACCAAATCAACTAAAACTCAATGGCAAAAAGGAAACGATCCTTCATCAACTTCGACAAAACGATCTTCGGAGTCAACGTAACAGAAAGAGGACCGCAATCAGCGTCCAAGTCAATAAAACTTGGACCGCTGCGTCTAACACTTAATGGCAGAAAGTCTGGTGTTCGTGCATCTATTGCACTAGACGGAACAGGCGTGTCTAAACGTAACATTAAAATCTTTTAAGTTACAGGTCCAATAATAATTAAGACTTTAAACTGTTTATTACGCTCAAATACTATTCAAATCATGACTGATCCAACCTTTGAAGTTGTGTTAATGACTCCCGAATGGGCAGAAAAAATCTTAACGCAAAACAACAATAAGAATCGAAAGATTCGTACATCAAAACTAATGATGTATACCCGTTCAATTGAAGCGGGTGATTGGAAAATTACTAATCAAGGTATTGCTTTAGATCCAGAAGGGAATCTATTAGATGGGCAACATCGTTTAGCAGCCATAGTTAAAGCTAGAAAAGCAGTTCGTATTCTTCTCGGTACTAACTGTGATCCAGCTACCTTTGGAGTAATTGATATAGGTGCAACTCGTACTGCTGGTGACATGCTCACTCTTTCAGGATGTGGAGCAAATCACAATACGTTAGCTGCATCTATTAAGATGTATATCTCTTATACAGAGAATCCAAGAGTTAGATGGGGATCTGCTAATGGTCCTAACCATGCCAAGATTGTTAAGTATTGGGATACGAAACAAGAAACTATCGAAACATACTTTCCATTTATTACTAAATGCCATAGACAATTCAAATGCTTTAGTAAGAGTGCAGCTCTGACTTTCTCCTTAATAGCAGATGATTATGAATGGCGTGTAGAAGAAGTAATGGAATACTTTACTCTCCTTTCTACTGGTGCAAACCTACCTGCAGAATCTTCAATTCTTTCCTTCAGGAATCAATTAAGTAATCCTTCTTTTAGAAGAAGAGGTAATGGTGGTTTTGCTGCACAAATCCAATTGAACTCACAGATTAAGTGCTTTAACGATTGGAAGAAAGGTAAAGCAGTTAAGAAGTTTATGTCTCCTAATACTCCTCCAATGTTACCAATCATCCCAAGAGATGAAGTCATTGGAACAAACATCATAGATATTATCAAGAATCGTTGATGTATTGGGCATCCAATGGGTTAGGTGAAAGTCCTAACTATCTGCCTTAGCGCATAAGGGAAATCATTGAGTGTAAGTCCCAAGTTTTTATTTACTTTATTCAGCTTATGACCAATTCAAATGAGGTGACTTTTATCACCGAAAAATACACCACGCCTTTTGCTATCTGGTGTTTTGAAAAGTATGGTACTGGTTCATCTGAATCAGCCTTATTAGATTTCTGGAAGAAATCAGATCCTGATAGAAAAATTAGAATTGTTAATGAATTCAAAGATGTCTTTGGCAAATATGCTGAAGGCAGTGCCTTTGATAATGAAACAATTCGACGTGAATATCAGGAACATTTAACAGCTGAAAAAGACATTGCTTCTAGTTTCTTTACTGGTATGAAATCTGTTGCAGAATATCATGCCAAGTTACTTATTAATAAGGAGAAAAACTAATGAATCTTGAAGATGGCTCCACTCGTTTATTTCTTTTAAATGAACGAGAATTTAAAATGTTAGAAGATCATCTTTGCCATCATGCTAATAGTCTTCCTATGGGCAATGAGAAGATGGCTTATCTAGGTTTGTCAATGAAACTTAGAAACCAATGGGATGCAGATTTGTTTAACCAATACTTATCTAAACAAGCTTTAGGTAAATGAATCTCTTAAGAGCCTTCATGGAATCTTGTTCCATCATTGGGATCTTATTGTTAATTAACTACTACTTAGGAGGTAACTTATGAGTGATCCACTAAGCCAAGAAGCGAAAGAACGCATCTGGGAAATTGTCTGTGAAGATCATCCCAATCTCACAGAAGATGAACGCATGGACATAGCCAGAGACATTTATGAATCTGAAGTCTATTGGTCACATGATGGTCATCCAAGTTTATCTGCTGCAGATCGAAACCCTTCATTATGATTCACAACTCCTACGGTACTTTAGTTTCTACAATTAAAGTAGATGAAAAAGTACCTCCAAATATAGTTGGGCATCTATTAATACGTCACTTCAATAATGATTGGGGTGACTTATGTGATGAAGATGCTCAACAAAATCGTTTAAACTTTGAGGAAAAGAATGGAGGAACAATCCATTCTGTTTATAAGAAAGCACATGAAGGTGAAACTCTTTGGGTGATTACTGTTGGCTACGGTAATGATCCTAAGAATCCTGACATGTGTAACACAACAGTTCTTTATCCAGAAGAATACTAATGCCTCAAACAATTATTAAATACACCATCAGTCCTGATGGAAAACGTATTAAAGAAACTGTAGAAGGTGTAACAGGTAAATCCTGTAAGCAACTTACAAAACCTATAGAAGATTCTTTAGGTGATGTTATTGCATTTACTCCAACTGGTGATTACTACCAGCAAGCAACTGAAAATCTTGAATACTTGGAGGATCATGATTGGCATAACTATCATGCAGTTCTTAATACTAAAGAACATCTTGAAACTTTAGAAGATCATGATTGGATTTAATCTATGGAATTTCACGCCTATAGATCTAGTGATTTAGTACCAGATAAATGTGGCGTTGAACCTGTAGAAAAAGGTTTAGTTAATGAATTTAAACCTTGGTACTACGATGGTAAATCTGTTTGGTGGGGGACTTTATATCCCCTTCGATCAGATGCAGAAGCAGCTGCATTAAAACTTCAAAAACAAATCAAACTCAAGTCAAATGACAACAAAAAATCGCTCGAAATCCAAGAGCAATAAACCTAGTCCAGAAGAAAAATTAGTTGCAGAACTAATTACTTTAATGGAGTCAGGTAAGCAACCTTGGAGAAAGGAATGGGATTGTACTAATGGAGGTAATCAACAAAACATCCTTAGTCATCACATTTATACAGGACAAAATCCTGCCTTACTATCCTTCTATCAAATAGCTAGAGGCTATCCTTTACCCCTATGGGCTGGAGGTGGTCAGATCAAATCTAAAGGTTGGCGTATCCGTAAAGGATCAAAGGCTTGTTACATATGTGTTCCATCTATGTATCAAGTTGATGTAGAAAATACCTTTGGTGAAAAGGTTAAAGAGTCTAGAATTGGCAGCTTTTATTTCTCTCCTATCTTTAATGTTAAAGATATAGAAGGAGATGATAAAAATGAAATCATTGCTAGACACCAAGGAGAAGCTGAACAACCAAGACCTGAACCTGAACGAATGGAAAAATGCGAAAAGTTATTTGCTACATACCACCGTCAAGAAAGGTTAGAAACCCAATGGAGTGGTGAAAGAGCTTGTTATTCTCCTTCCTTAGACCTAGTTACAATGCCTGAACGAAAGAAATTTCATTCGGCTCATGCGTTGTACTCCACCTGGGCGCATGAATTAGCACATTCAACTGGACATGAGAAACGTTTAAAGCGTCCCATGTCAGGAGGATATGGCTTAACTAGTTATGCAGAAGAAGAATTAGTAGCTGAACTAGCTGCCTTCTTGATTTCACATGAATTACAAATTAATTCAGATACAAAGAATCATGCAAACTATTTACAGTCATGGATCAAATGTTTACGCAGAGATCCATCCATTCTTAAAGAATCTTTAAGAGAAGCTAATCGTGCTAAAAACTTTATCCTCCATCCAAAAGAGGATAAAACAAAATCTCAAACCAAATCTAATTAATCTCATGCCAGAATCTAGTTCAACTAAACGATCCAATTGGATTGATGCTCAACCAAAAGTTAAGAAAATTCTTTCGGATAGAAAGAGTATCTTTGCTGAAATCAAAGATTGGAAAGAACAAATCTCTAGGAAACTTCATACCATAAATGATTGGTATTTTGCTTCATATACTGTAGAAAATAAAGGATATGATGTTGCCTTTGAGCTTCAAGATGAGAAAGATAAAGGTCTAAATGTTCATGATACTCTTCACACAGCTACAGGTTATTGTGATGAGTATTGGATATGTAGATATGGATCTGTCTCAACAGATTTAGATACTCTTCAGATCAATGAATGTTGTGCCATTGCTTTATTACAACAAGATATAGATAAAGCTAAGGAAGAGTTAAAGAAAAACTGGAAGAAGTATGAAGAAGTCTCAGCTAAAGCTGGACAAGAATACGATGACCTTCAAGAAAAGGAGAAAGTAAATGCCTAATTGGTGCCATAACAGAGTTGAAATATACTCTGATAATCCAGAAGATTTAAAACAAATTAAATCTATCTTTGAATCTAAACGTCCACTTCATCAAGTTATTCCTGAACCAGATTGGGCTACTATTCCATTAGCTGAAGAACATTCAACTAAGTATGGAAATAAAGTAGGAGAAATTGGTGAGCTTCCAGTACCACCAGATCCTGATGAAAAATGGGGTACTCCTACATTTAAATCTACAGGTCGTGCAGATGAAAGATGGTATGACTGGAGGATTAGTCACTGGGGAATCAAATGGGATCTTGATGACGTAGAGACTCAAGATTGGGATGACCACCAAATTATTTATACTTTTGAAACTCCTTGGGGACCACCAGAATATATTTGTTCTGCTCTAAGAGAAAAGTTTGAAGATATAAGTATTAGTTGGTTTTTTGATGAACCAGGTTGTGAATTAGCTGGTTATTTATAGTCATTAACATTACTTGAAATCTTTCACTAGGCATCTTAATGTGTAAGTCCTAGTGTGCTTTTTATGCACAATTCAACTCTGTTCACTTTTCTTACGACTATGCAAATTATTCAAGCTGCAAAAGCAATTATTCCTCAGTTTCATGCATTTAGTGATGATGATAAACGTTATCATATAGGTGCTACTTGGGTATCAGAAGATGGTCTACAAGATCATCATAATCTTGAGCTACGTTATACACGTAACAGTGAAAGTTTAGCTCTTCAAGGTGATCCTCAACCTGATGGAAGTTGGAAATATGTTGAGCCAAATGGTTCAGAACATATCATGGAAGCTGATCGTGTTCAGTGGTACATGAAACAAACTCAGAAGCATGCAATTGTGATGAGTAAAATGATAGATAAGCTTAAAGAACAAGGTTTAATGGAACATGCTATAGACGCACAAACTGAACCTGCTTAAACTTAAGCGTGAAGTTACGTGAACCTTGCATGTCTAAACAAGAAATTATTGATAGCGGTCTTGTCAAAGAAACAATGGATTTAATTCCAGAACATACTTGGCCTTTAGTTATAGATGAAATATCTGTTCAAATTGTTAAAACAATGCCAGCAGAATATATCGAACGACTAACAGGTGATCGCTTAAATTTTAAGAAAGCAGAAGAAATCCTCCTGAATTTCTATCTTCAATCGAAAGAAAAACGGGAGGATGCTATCTGTGATTCTTTTGGATTTGCAGGTGTGCAAACAATTCTCTATGCATTAGAAGAATTGGAATTAGATAAAATTCCTATTCCTAAACAGCAGCAAGAGGCTTTGCCTTCTTAGACAGTTGTTCTCTAACAGCAGAAGTATCGACGGTGTATTTGCCTGTATCATCTTTGATATAGGCAACACCTCTATAAACAAGTTTAGTGCAGGTCATTTTGGTAGCCTTTGTTACTGAATTAATATTATTCCATATCAAGGACTAATGTAGTTCAACCTGTAACAAAGATTACAAACTTAACATTTTGTTTACAAATGTATACATGAATTACCTTGATGTATTGGGGTATCTTTCCCTATTTATTATTCTTTTTTCTTCTATCTACAAATCAAATGCAATGTCCAAAGTGCAAAACACCTTTAAAAAGGGGAAAGAAAAAAGTTATTTCTGTTGAACATATTCATAACTTTACGATTCGTTATTGTGAATGTTTGAATTGTTCGCATAAATATAAGACCTATGAATCCATGTCTAAAGAAGATTTAAGACTTGCAATTTCTTAAATTTCTATTAGTATTTACCCGAAATCTTCCATGAAGAAAACAACAATGTCTTACGTAATAGCCTGTTGGAAGAAGGGACTTCCATATGGAATACAGGTAGAGAAAGACAAATTTAGTTTAGTTCCCCTTGATTCTCCCTCTAATGTTTCTAAACTTTTTCACAATCCGCATCGAACTCAGATGCAAAAGTTCCTGAATTGGATTAAGGAAAATGACCCAAAACTCAAACGTGAAGAATTCTCAATTCAAGACTACGGCAGATTCAGAAAATGAATCTTGGCTTATATTTGATTTAGAGTCTGATGGACTATATGATGACGTTTCAAAGATCCATTGCTTGGTTATTTATGACCTTCAATCAGGAAACACTTTCAGCTATGGCCCTGATGCTATTGATAACGCTATTGCTCATCTGGACTCCGCTGATGTTTTAATTGGTCATAACATTCTTTTTTATGACGTACCTGTTCTTAATAAATTATTTTCAGTAACTTTTAAAGCTCGGATTATTGACACACTTATCTGTAGTCGATTGATCTGGCCTAAAGAAATACGCTTTACCAAGGATGAAGAATTCTATCCGCAAGTTCCATCGAAGTTCAAGGGTGCTCACTCCCTCAAGTCCTGGGGCTACAGGCTTGCAGATGAAAAGATTGAATTCAATGATTTCTCTGAGTATTCCCAACAGATGCTTGATTACTGCATACAAGATGTGCGGGTTACTGAAAAATTGTGGCAACACATTATTAAACAGAACTATTCTCAAGCAGCCCTATCACTTGAGCATGAATTTGCTACAGCCATTAATAAACAAATTAGATCAGGAGTTCCATTTGATGTGGACCGATGCCTTGATCTGGTGGATGTGCTTAGAGCAAAGAAAGAAAAACTTGAGAAAGATTTAATTGATCTATTCCCTCCTATTAAACGCTCTGAAATATTTACTCCTAAAGTAAATAATCAAAAGCGTGGTTATCAGAAGGGTGTCCCATTTGAGAAAATAAGTTATGAACACTTCAACCCAGGCTCTCGTAAACAAATTATTGAACGCCTACAATCAAAGTACCAATGGGTTCCAGAAGGAAGAACTGAGAAAGGCAATCCAAAACTTGACGACACAGTCCTTGAAAACCTCGATTTCCCAGAAGCAAAAGCTTTAGCTGAGTATCAATTATTAAAGAAACGTTTGGGTCAAATAGCTGATGGAAATAATGCTTGGCTAAAATTAGTAGACAATTCTAATAGTCGTATCCATGGTGATGTAATAACTAATGGAACAATTACAGGGCGATGTTCACATCGAAATCCCAACTGTAGCCAGGTTCCAAAAGTTAAAAGTCCTTATGGTAATGAGTGTAGAAGATTATTCCATGCCCCATATGATTGGGAGATGATGGGGTTTGATGCTAAAGGTTTAGAAGTTCGTTGTCTTGCTGGCTATCTAGCTATTTGGGATAGCGGTGAGTATGCAGACATTGTTGTTAATCCTAAGAAAGTTGGCTTTGAAAATATTCATGAATACAACATGCAAAAGTTTGGTGTGAATGATAAAGACAAAGCTAAAACTCTTCTTTATGGAATACTTTATGGAAGTGGAGATCTTAAGGCTGGAAAGATATTTGATTCTTCTGAAACAAATGAACAAAAGTTAAAACAAATTGGTAGAACAAGGATTGATAACTTTATGAACAGCTTACCTGCACTAAAGAAATTAAGAGAAAAAATTAAACATACATTAGCTACTCGTGGTTATTTAGTAGGTTTAGATCGTCGTGTTCTTTACTGTAGAGAAGACTATAAAGCTCTTAATGTTTTACTACAATCTGCAGGTTCAATCATTATGAAACAAGTCATTGTAAACATCCATAAAAATATACAAGAAAATTTAAATTTACCTTATGGCAATGGATGGGAACAATTGCTAATGATTCATGATGAAGTACAACTTACATGTGCTAAACAACATAAAGAATCTATCTATAAAGAAGTTATGAAATCCTTTATCCAAGCTGGAGAGTTCTTTAATTTTAAATGTAAAATTGAAGGGGATTATAAGCTTGGTAAAAATTGGGCTGAAACCCATTAACTTTTGTCCGAAATGACGTTAAACTATTATTCACTTACCATTCAATTCAACTTATGAATTATGCAAGTCTAACTGCCGTTGCTCTTGAAGATGCAAGAGAAACAGGCAAAGAAGTTCCAGGTGTCTTCTGTCAAATAGAAATTCCTGCTCCTAGATATGGAAAGTATGTTCCTACTCAACTTGAGTTAAGAATCTGGGGACCTGCTAAAGACAAACTTAAGTCTGTAAAGAAAGGTCATAGGATTTTTGTAGAAGGTACACAACTGTACTTTTCTTACAATAAAGAAACAAAGGTACAAAACAAATGGTTACAACAAGGAAATGTAATCCTTGTACCTCAAGGTTTTAATGATGGAGATGAATTTAATTCTTTCATTCTTGCTGGTCGTTGTGTAAATGATCTAACTGAAAAAGATTGTTTACATCACTCCTCTGGTTTCATGAGTGCTAAACAAAGATTAGCTGTATGGAATAAGGTAGATTCTCCTGCTTTCTATACCTTTAAAGCTAACTACAATACTAATTCTAAATACAAAGGAATTAATTATGCAGAACACATAATGAACTTCCTAAATAAAAAGAATGTAGGTGCAACCATAAGAGGTTCACTAGTTACTGAGACTTGGAAAGATAAAGCTACTCAAGAAGATAGGTTCTCAAGTCTACTTTTAATTGCTGATAAGCAAGGTATAACTCTTAGCAGTAAATTAGAAGCTTTCAATAAAAACTCAAGTCAGAAGACTGACACAACTAAATTGAGAACTGTAACAAGTGATTCCACTCCTGCAAACGATGGACCAGAATGGAGTATAGCTCCAAATCCAAATCCATCTCCAATCGTGAATCAAGAAACTCCTGTAGAAGCTGTATCAGAATCTGATCCTTTCTAACTTTTCTAGGCATACCAGATACACATGAGTTGTAAGTCCTAGTTTTTAACCCTGCTTATTTCTATGACTACTTCTATGAGTCCTACTAAGAAACAATCTGCTCTTTCCAAAAGATCCATTGATTCTTTCCTTATGTTTAAGGAAAAAGAATTCGTTGATGGACTTCAATCTTTTGTCACAATTCAGCCCTTAAACAAATCAAAACAAAGAGGTTGGTTTATTCGTAAATCAGACCTTGATACTTGTGGTTGGACAGCTGAAGCATCTGACTTTGATAAAGGCTCTGTTGCTTGGGACTACAAACAAACCTTTGGTATGCCACCAAATACTTCTGTTGAAGAAGGTTTGAACTTTACTCAACCAAGAGTACAAATCCTAATGCGTTCTCCTCTAATGGTGGAAGAAACATTTGGATTAAGAACAACAATTGGATGCTTTGATGATCCTATTGTTAAAGCAAAATTCGATGATGATAAAGCTGCTGCAGAGCTTGCTTCATCTAAGAATGAAATGTACAAACGCAAGTATGGTGTAAGAACCAAATACTTGGTTAACATTCTTAAATCAGATAATACTCCTGCACATAAAATTCCTATTGTCCTTACTTTGAAAGGATTAAATGGAACAGATATGGCAGATAAAGTTCGTCTCTTTGAAAAAGAAATGAGCAAGTGTTTATCTAAAGCATTAAGTACAGAAGTCCCTCTAAAATTTAATGAGAGATTTCATTCAACAACAGTCTTTGTTCCTACTCTTGCATCAGACATGAGAGGTAATAACAATGTTGAAATCTGTGCTATTGAAGGCTTTGATATTCCTGATTACAGTACTCAAGAAGCTGCACTTGAATCTCTACATAGTCTGACTATTCCAGATGATGATAGAGCTAAAGTTTGGGGCAAGCTTGATGATCCTTGGTATCAGGATTATATCAATCAGCATTCCATGCAAGATGCTAAGAAACTAGGTGGTGCTTACGGTATTAAAGAAGGTCTTCGTATTCTTCCTAAAGGATCTGAAGATGATACAACTACTACTCAAGTAGAAGTTAAAACACTTCCTACTGGTGAAGATAACTCCTTATGATTTAAGGATTATATTATCGGGGCTAATTAGATCTTTAATTAGTCCCTTTATAATTGCATTACGTTGGGTGGCAATCTGTGCAAAATAGATTGCCATCATTTTTATAGCTTCTACATTCTCAGAACCTTCAACGCTTCTTTTAAGTCTCTCAAAGACAAATTGATCTTCTAAAGGTATTTGATATTCTAAGAAATCAATCTTGTTTTCTGGACTTTTTTCCATAAGACCTCCTTCTTTTTCTATTCTACATGCATCCAGGATCACATCTAATGATTAACAAGTTCGGTCCTCTGGCATTAATGGGTGCAGGTGTATTTACTGCTATTGGTAATCCTGTAACTATTGCTGCAATTAGTTTCGCAAGTTATAAACTTGGTAGATCTATTTATAAGAAAGCCAAGAAACATGCAAAATTAAAACTTAGAGATGAAGACTATGATCTATTTATTTAATGACAATTCCATTGTTAATTAATTTTTCAATACTATTTGACATGGCTTTATAACTAGTGCCAACATATAGTTGACCAGTAACAACAGCTGCTGTCATGATTGCCCAAAATAGATAGTACCAACTCGATTTAATTTGATGTCGTACTGGTTTATTTTTCATTCAATTCAAATCTAATCATGTTTAAAAAGACTACTTCAAAATTTATTTCAATGCAATAAAGCTTAAAATAAGAGTAGCTAATGATTAAGAATGAGACGAACAATTATTGATGCAGCTAGAGCACATGCTCAAGGTCATATTGAAAAAGCTAAAGCTAATGTTGAAGTTTATCTAAAAAATCCTACAGGTATTGGAGAACATTCCGATATTCTGGAAGCTGTTCATGAACAACTAGATATTATTTCTACTCATCATGATCGTTTGGAAGTTTTAGATCAATACTTTGAAGATTAATTTACATCCGAAATGATGTAAAACTATTTAACTCAATTCCATTTTCTAATGACACAAAACAACTCAATGGATCTATCTAAGATGGATCTCCTCCAGGTTCTCAATCATGAAAGAGCTTTACTTTCTTCTGATAAATCTTTATTAACTCCTGAAGAGGAAAATAAAATAACAGAAGAATTACAGTTAGCTATTAATGAGAAATCTGCAAGAGTAGATATGATCTATTCTTATCTTGTAAACAATGAAGATTGTTTAGAAAGAGTAAAGAAAGAAGAAGAACTTCTTAAGAATGCTAAGAAATCTTATCAAAACAAATTAGATCGTCTTGAAGGATTACTTAGATATATAGGTCGAATGTTACCTGTTGGTAAAAATAGTTTGACTGGGAATAAGTATAAATTTCTTCTTAGTAAGAAATCAACTTCTAGTGTCAGAATAGATTCTAATCCTGAAGATTGGACACAAGAACAACAACAAAAGTTTTTAACCAAAACAGAAGTTGTAACTACTACGAAAACCGTGGTACGTTCTATACAAGGTGATGTGCTTGATGAAAGTACTTCAACTAAATCTCAAGTCAAAATTATTCCCAACAAAGATGCCCTCCGCAACGCAAACAAAAGTAACGAACGACTCCCCGAAGGAGTTTACGTATACCCCACCATCGCAATACTCCGTAGACGAGCACATGGAGACAGCAAATTGGAACTGGAAACATCCCAGCATTCCCGACAGCTTTTTCCTGAAGCTTCAACCACCGAAGAATCTTGAAGATGCTCATACATGGATGTGCTGTCATCAACATAACCTTGAAGACTACACAGTCCAGATGGAACTGAATGAACTAGAGATGGCAATGCTTTGTGATAATGGAGAACCTCTCCCTTATAACGAAGATAAAATGCACGAACTAGAAGAAAAGAAGTTTAAACTGCTTCAAGGAAAACGGTTTCATCAAAATGCCAAGCATTGTTATTGGTACTGGATGCAAAAGACGGAAGGATAAATTCTTATAGAATAGAAAAAAGAATAGAGGAGTTCATGGAAAGAGATCCAGCTAATCTATACAATCTGCTCGCTGGGTTTACTCAGGATGGGACTCCTTTGGAGGCTTTGATTGGTAGCAAAATCGAATGGGGTGTTACTGTTTTAACTGCTGCAATGCTTGCTAA